GCAGTTTGACAGCGTGATAACGGCTCTGGATTTCGGGGACTATAGCTATTTGTTTCAATCCAATACGGGAAGGATTGTCCGTTGATTACTTTCGATACCAAGGCTCTGGATAAGGGACTGCAAAATATTGCTATCGCAGTGATTAAGGCAATCAGGGATAACACCAAGAAAGGCGTGGATATGAACGGGAGCAAGTTCAAGCCATATTCTGCTGCTTATCGAGAGTGGAAAGTGGATTGGATGCGGAACGGGAAAAAGGCAAACAATGCAAAAAGCAGAGTATCCAGCAACCCCACTGTCAACCTTATGCTGCGTGGCGTTATGCTCAACAGCATAAGCAAATCCAGAATCAAAGACGGTTTCGATGTTTACATTGCAGACAAAAACAGGGCATTAATTGGCTTTGCGCATCATACCGGAACTGGACAGCCAAAACGTGAATTCTTTGGCGTTTCCCCTGCAAAGGAAAAGGAACTCTATCTACAATATCTTGGCAAGCTGCCACTGCTGAGGAAATCATGACCGATAAGCAAATCCTTGTCCTGAATAAAATTGTTGACCTATGCAAAGCTGTTTCTGGCGTCAATTACGCTGCACTCTATCCTGATGGCATAGCCAACACAGGGCAACGCTTTCCGGCCTGTATTGTCCGAGATGGGGATGAGAACGCCGCTAATTACAACACAGGCCAACAGGTGATTTACGATTATGCGGTTGACATAATTCTGCATGTGGAAATCCGGCCTGGGATCACAAGGATTCAGGATGTGCTTTCCCTGCAAAACAAGATAATCACTGCAGTAATAACAGACCTATCATTGTCTAATCTTGTCCACAATGTAGTAGGACATAGCGTGTCAAAAGGAGATAATCAAGAAACATTATTGGATTCCAGTTCTGGCTATCAAGGCGAGATTACAGCCAGAGTGATAACTTTCAATCTACAGATAAAAGACACAAGGAGCTAACCATGCGAGTGAAGTATATTGGCAAGATGCCTTATCGCACAGCGGACAAGAAGTTTATTCCTGGCAAGGAATACGAACTGAGCAAAACCGAGATTGACGCTAATCCTGGCAGGTTTGAGCCTGTCCAGGAAAAGCAAAGCAAACCTAAACCCCAAGACCAAACCGAGGTGTAATCATGGCAGACAGAAATTCGAATAACTATAAAATCGCTATCGTAGCGGAAGCCAACTACGGTGCCCAAAACAAGGTAGTAACAAACGTTGGTGGTGCAGTCTATTTCGATGATAAATTGGAATGGAATAATGACCCGATTACCGTTGAACGTGCTAGAAAGAAAAACAGTCTTTACAAGGCCGAAGATCGAATGAAAATAACTGGAACCAAGGTAAGTGGAACGCTATCCGGCGATCTGACAGACCTGCATGAAATTCTGTTGCAAGCGCACTTCGACGACACGGCAAGCCCATATCTGTATGCTGTGACCTTGCCGACCACGAAAAGCTACAATGTATATCAATTGTATCTGGATGGGACTGGTGCCTGCACCCATTACGATGTTCTGGTTGGCTGCGTATTTAACCCGCTAACCATTACGGGCGAAGCAAACGGAATAATCCAATATTCCTGCACAATTGACGCAGCGGATTACTCGCAAGACGTTGCCAACAGTTCAGGCGAAGCTATTACTTTGACCAGCGGCATCCCGATAACTGGAGTTCCATTCCTGTTTGGCGACGTAACGGCAAGCACTGGATTGTCTCATACCGCAATCAACAGCTTCAGCCTTGAGCTAAGCAAAACAATGGTTGACAATGCCTTGCGCTATCAGAACAGCCTTACCAAGACCAATGACAAATACACTCAGGTTGGCGGAACTTTCAGCTATGCAGCCATTTGGGATACATCGTCAAACAGCCAAGACCAGGGCTATCGCTATAATGAAACAGCGATACAAAGCACCATAAGCCTGGTAAGCTCTGCTGCAACCTGGCAAATAGACCTGAATGGAGTAATTAGCGAAGCTACTCGGCCAGACGCAGATCGTGGGCTGTTCATTGGTAATTATACCTTTGACTTGACCTCAGAAGTGACAGGCACTTTCCCCCCCGTATCCATAACCGTATCATAAACACAGAAAGGAGAGGAAACAATGAGCGATAAAATCAAAACCTGCAAACCCAGTCTGATCACCAACAGACCAGACTTCAATTACTCGTTTGCCTACACGGACAAGACCGGAGCAGATTGGATATTCAGCCTGCATACACTGAACGCAAGACAGCGGGGAGCGGTTCAGGCTTCCTATGCAGTGGTGAAGCTGGATAGCGAAAACAAACCGCAAACTGAGATCGAATCAAATATGGAGCTTATTTACACCGCTACCATATGGAACGCTCTTGAGTCTTGGAATCTTGACGAAGCAATCACCATTGACAATATCGACTTGCTTCCACAAGATGTGCGTCTTGCGCTTTACAATGCCATTACAGCTCACGAATCAAATAATGATGAAACCCTGGAATCAGAAATAAAAAACTGACACAAGCGGTGATATTCTATGAGAATAATGGAAACCTTGCAACTGAACTCATTAAAGGCGAAGCCGGCAAATATCACTTTTGCCGGCTGTGCCAGCAATACGGAGCCTGTGATTATGCAGGAAGCAAGCTCACTGCCAGAGTTCAATACGTCCTCAGCTACATCTATGAGTTCGATGCAGGTGTCCACTTATACCCAAATCCAGGCTCATGGGAATATCAACCGCACTGGTTTTACAGCATGTTCAGGGCAGGAATGAATCAGCTAAACTCCACTAGAAACGAAATTGCAGAGCGCAAGCTAAAGGCTGGAAAGAAGTGAATCAAGAGCTAAAGATCATCATCAGAGCAGACGGCACGGCACAGGTGGTGTCAGACCTACGCAAGGTTGATACTAATCTTAATCAAGTCAATAAGTCTGCAATGCTGCCAAACATGAAATCCATCTTTGCAAGCATGGCAAAGTCAATGCTGCCTGCGATTTCGGCCACAGGTGCCATTGCCACTGCGTTCAGGGTTGGCAAACAGGCATTGGAGGCATTCAATGCTCAAGTTGAAGCCACCAGGGAAATCAATGCTGTTCTGCAATCCACCGGCAGAAATGCAGAGTTTACCGCCCAGGAGCTTGGCAATATGGCTTCGGCTTTGCAAAAGGTGTCAAACTATGATGATGAGGAAATTTTACAAGGTGCAACGCAATCGCTACTAAGATATGACGCAATCAGCAAGGACATGTTTCCGAGAGTGGAAGCTCTGGTTGTGGATATGGCTAAGTCAATGGGAGGGCTGGAAAACGCAAGCAAGACTTTAGGCATATCATTGGCAGACCCGATCCTTGGTATGACCAGACTGCGCAGGGCTGGTGTTATGCTTTCCGAAAGCCAGCAGCAAGCCATCAAAACAATGGTTGCTCTTGGCAATACATCAGAAGCACAAAGGCTGCTATTGGACGCTCTCGAAAGCAAATATGGCGGTCTGGCAATGGCGGGAATCAACGCAAGCACACAATTAAAGAATGCTTGGGGAGATTATTTAGAAGAAGTTGGCAGCAACCACAAAGCAATGTTTGATGCTATATTGTTCACGCAAGCACAATTCCTCTATATTGTAACTGAGAATCTTGCTAAAACTGGAAACAAGGAAAAAGATTTGCTTATGCTTCGGTTCAGAGCATGGGCTGATTTTAATACTGCCCTAATGTTAAATAGTAATGCTGTTTTTGATTCAATAATAAATGGTGCTGCAATTGTATTTGATTTCATCAAAATTGGCATGGGAAGCATTAATGGAACTCTTAATAATCTTGTGAATGACACAACATATTATCTGAAAAACGTAAGCAATTATGCGGTTGCAGCTATGGATTGGATTGCCACAGGTTCAAAAGATATGCTTGACGAGCTTGAGGAAAACAAGCCATCAGTCACAGGATGGAAAGATTTTTCAAGCGAAGCGGATAAAGCATTAGTTAAACTTGGAAAGCATGCAAAAGACTTAATCGATCCGTGGAAAAATTACGAAAAGAACTTCAGCACAATAATCACCAACTCAACCAAAATATATGAAAAGCAGCTTGACCTTCAACTTGGCCTCACAAAAGAAGCTGGGAAAAAAATAGAAGAGGCTTCTTCGGCGACATCAGGAATGTCTAATTCTGAAACCACCAAAGAGCAAATAATACAAACCAAAGACATGCACAGGGAAATGTTGTCTGCATGGGTTGATTATTACGAAAGACTTGATAAACTATCAACCGAATCAATCTATGCTCAGGCTGCGCTATATAGATTAGACATAGAGACAAAATATCAAGGAATCTTAGGCAAAGAACAGCTTGACGAGCTTTACAATGCTTATCTGTGGAACCTCAGAGACCAGCAATTAGCGGGAATCCAAGAGGCTAATCAAGCGGAACTTGACGCAGAAAAAAAACTCCAGAATGACAAGCTATCCGCACAGTTGGCCTATCTGCAAGCCGTGAAACCATACTCACAGCAGCACCTTGAGTTCCAGCTTCAGCAATATCGCAGCGAACTGCAAGCCTATACTGAATTAGGCTTCTCTAAGCTCCAGATTGATGAAATGGTAGCTGCAAGACGGAAAGAGATTTACAGCCAGGCAGAAACTCAGATCATTGACCAGTGGAGAGAATCACACGAAATTCAATCTGCAATGGTTGAAAACTTCGTTGGCAGCTTCGCAAATCAGATGTCAAATATGCTGATGATAGAAACAAACACAAATAATTTCATGCTAAAAGCATTCACAAGCTTTATTAACGGCATGATTTATGAGCTTACAAGGTATATATCAAAGCTTATCATAACAGCCATTATAAAGCAATTTGTGTTTGGGACTCCATCATTTGGCGGTGGACTTGGTTCAGGTGCTGGAGACCTGCCAGCAATACCAATCGCAAGCGTCGGAGGTGGAAACATAACTCAAACACCACAACCAATTATTTTATCTCAAGCACCGAGCCAACCAGTTACATTTGTGCAAAACAATACCAACAATCTATTGCTAACTGCAATCAATACACTAAGCAACAAAATAGATAACCTCGATAATCCAGAGTGGACATTGACAATTGACGGCAAACAATTAAGGCGTGGACTTAACCGTGTCAACAGAACGCTTAATGCGATGGGAACATAATGGCATACAATAGGCTTAGAGTTGAAATTTATAATTCATTGATACGCAATGGATCGATAGAGCCAAGTGTGCTTTTTTACATTAGCGAAGATGAGCTATTAGA